ACTGGTGAGCGATACCTTCCAGAAGCTGCGATTAAAAGTCTCAGCCCTGCTGAGTACGCTGCAACAACGCGTGCGAAACGTGCGGGCAAAGCTGCCGGGAAGCAATTCGTGAAGCAGCCCAAAGGCATAGCTAAGAAAACAGCAGGATTTCGATAATGGCAACCACCTCCGGCTCTTCCGCATTCAACCTTGACCTGTCTGAACTGGTCGAGGAGGCTTTTGAGCGGGCTGGTGGTGAGCTTCGCACCGGCTATGACTTGCGTACCGCACGCCGGTCCCTGAACATCATGTTCGCTGACTGGGCCAACCGTGGCATCAACCTGTGGACGATTGAGTCGGGCACGATTGATCTGGTCCAAGGCCAGAACACCTACGCGCTGCCCACGGACACGGTCGATCTGATCGAGCACGTCATCCGCACGGGCGCAAACGTGGCGTCTACGCAGGCCGACCTGACCATCACGCGTATTAGTGTTTCTACCTACGCCACGCTGCCCAACAAGATTCAGCAAGCCCGCCCGATTCAGGTCTGGGTGCAGCGCTACAACGGCCAGCAGACCCCTACCGGGTTAACCCTAACCGCCAGCATCTCGTCCACCGACACCCAGATTACCTTGGACTCCGTGGTTGGACTGCCCTCTACCGGGTTCGTGAAGATCGACTCGGAGATCATCAACTACGGCTACATCGACGGCAACACGCTGTACAACTGCTTCCGGGCGCAGGCCAACACGTCTGCTGCAGCGCACAATACCGGGGCCGCAGTCTATTGGCAGCAGCTTCCTGCTGTGACGGTGTGGCCCACCCCGGACAATGCCCAACAGTATCAGTTCGTGTACTGGCGTCTGCGCCGTACTCAGGACGCGGGCGGCGGTGTGAACATCATGGACGTGCCGTTCCGGTTCATCCCCTGCATGGCTGCGGGGCTGGCGTACTACGTTGCTATGAAGGTCCCCGGTGGGGCCGAGCGTCTGGCGCTCCTGAAGGCTCAGTATGATGAGGCGTGGCAGCTTGCCGCTGACGAAGACCACGAGAAGGCCGCGCTGCGGTTCGTTCCTCGCCAGCAGTTCATTGGGAGTTCTTACTAATGGGCAACCGGTTTGCCAGTGGTAAGTATGCAATTGCTCAGTGCGACCGCTGCGATCAGCGGTTCAAACTGTCGTTGCTGCGCCGTGAAGTGATCAAGACCAAGAACTATGAGTTGTTGGTCTGCCCGGAGTGTTGGGACCCGGATCAGCCGCAGTTGCAGTTGGGCATGTATCCTGTGGACGACCCGCAGGGTTTGCGTAATCCCCGCCCTGACCGCAGCTACCGGCTGTCCGGTACGAGCGGCTTGCAGATTTCAGCGGGTGGTGGCCCGCAGGGCACTGGGTCAGTTGAGCAGGGCAGTCGCATCTTCCAGTGGGGTTGGGCACCGGTGGGCGGAGCTAGTTTGAACGACGCAGGTCTGACCCCTAACAACTTGGTTTTATCTGTGCAATTGGGTACAGTAACGGTATCCGCTACGTAAGGAGTGAACATGGACGCGAAAACCGCTGTGCGCAAGCACGAGAAGAATATGCACCCCGGCCAAAAGCCGACCAAGATGAAGGCTGGCGGCAAGACCAACGCCGACATGCTCAAGTACGGGCGCAACATGGCCAAGGTCATGAACCAGCGCAGCCCCGGTCGCAAAGGAGGCTGATATGCACAGCCAAGACGAATTCAAATACTTCCCGGCGGAAACCAAAGACCCGATTGGGAAGTACACCCAGCCCAAGGTCTACGCATCTGTCGTGGTTGGCGAAGAGCCCGCCAAAGAGACGATGCGCAAGGCCAACGTGTCGGTTGCGAACACGCGTAGCAATGACTACCCGCCTACCAAGACCAGCGGCGAAAAGATTCGCGGTACTGGCGCAGCCACCAAGGGCACGATGTCCCGGGGTCCGATGGCCTGAGATAGACGATGAACTACGCCTCGCTCGTTACTGCGATTCAGGACTACACTGAGAACACGTTTGATTACGGGTCCAACCCGTCGATCATCAACACGTTCATTCAGCAGGCCGAGCAGCGCATCTTCAACACGGTGCAGTTCCCGTCACTGCGCAAGAACGTCACGGGTATCACGAGTGCGTCCAACAAGTACCTCTCCGCCCCTTCCGACTTTCTGGCCGCCTACTCCTTGGCGGTGATAGATGACACGGGGGCGTATGAGTACCTGCTGAACAAGGATGTGAACTTCATCCGTCAGGCGTATCCGAACCCGAACAACGACAAGGGGCTTCCCAAGTACTACGCGTTGTTTGGCCCCACGACTGTTGGCGCAGTCAACCCCGTGTTGACGGACGAACTGACGTTCATTCTAGGGCCGACTCCGGATGCGCAGTACACGGTAGAGCTTCACTATTTCTTCTATCCGGAGTCCATCACGGTGGCTGCGGACGGGCAGACTTGGCTGGGCGACAACTTTGATTCCGTTCTTCTGTATGGCTCGTTGGTCGAGGCGTACACATATATGAAGGGCGAACAGGACATGCTGGCGTTGTACGACGGCAAGTACAAGGAAGCTCTGGCTCTGGCGCAACGTCTTGGCGATGGTCTGGAGCGCAGCGATGCGTACCGTAGTGGTCAGGCGCGCGTTGCTCCGCTGCCGCAGAATAACGGGGTCCGGTAATGGCGTTTACAGGCAACTATTCCTGCAACACGCTGCGCTCGGGCCTTGCCAACGGCACGATCAACTTTGCCTCGGGCACGTTCTATTTGGCGCTGTACACCAACGCAGCTACGCTGGATCAGACCACCACGGCGTACACCTCGACCGGAGAAGCGTCGGGTGGCGATTACGTTGCAGGTGGGCAAGTTGTCGCGGCGACGGTCTCTGAGCAGACGACCGCCAGCGGTAGCGTCACGTATGTTAATTTCGCGTCTCCTGCGTGGACTGGCGTGATCACGGCGCGTGGCGCGTTGATCTACACCCCGGGGGCCAACGGTGCTGTGTGCGTGCTGGACTTCGGCTCGGACAAGACCTCAACCAATTCTTTCACTGTGCAGATGCCCGCTAACACCAGCACCTCTGCTCTTATTCGCCTTGTTTAAGGAGCAACTATGTTCAATGAAAAAGTTAAAGCTGGCGGCGTCTTTACCGTGCAGTGCCATGACGAGAACGGTAACCTGAAGTGGCAGGCTGAAAAGCACAACCTCGTGGTCAACGTCGGCCTCAAGGACATGAACGACAAGTACTTCCTTGGCAGCAGCTACACCGCTACGTGGTACATCGGTCTGTATGGCGCTGGGGCAAGTAACACTCCCGCTGCCAGCGACACCATGTCTTCGCACATTGGTTGGACTGAGGTGACGACGTATAGCCAATCCACGCGTCCTGCTGCTACGTTTGCTGCGGCTACCACCGCCGATCCTTCGGTTATCACGAACTCCGTTTCTCCGGCTACGTTTAGCATCAACGGCACAACCACTGTGGGCGGCGCGTTTTTGACCAGCAACAATACCAAAGGCGGCACGACCGGTATTTTGTTCTCGGCCTCGGACTTCCAGTCCCCCGGCGACCGTTCGGTGGTCAACGGCGATACGCTGACCGTCACCTACACCTTCAGCCTCGACGCTGTTTAAGGAGGTCACATGGCTACCGCTTTCAAAAAGGGCGACGTTGTGAAGCTGACCAGCGTGGTGCCGCAAGGCCCCGTGTTGGCTCTGCGAATGGACGACAGCGGCATCATCCAGTACCTCGTGGAATGGACGGATGCCAATGGGGTCACGCAACAACGCTGGTTTGATGAAGACCAACTGACGGGGGCTTGATATGGCCTTTGTCCTTGCGGACCGCGTCCGTGAGACCACGACGAGTACCGGAACCACCGCTGTAACACTGGCGGGGGCTGTAACAGGCTTTCAGACTTTTGCAGCGATTGGTAACGCCAACAACACCTACTACGCGATTGCTGGACAAGGCACATCCGAGTGGGAAGTGGGTATTGGCACGTACACGGCTTCGGGCACTACGCTTTCTCGTGATACGGTGCTGGCATCGAGCAACTCTGGCTCGTTGGTGAACTTCTCCGCCGGTACCAAAGACGTGTTTTGCGACTACCCCGCTGGTCGGGCAGCGTATCTGGACACTACTGGCAACATCCTCAACGTACCAACGCTGGACGCGACCAATATTGACGTTACCAACGTGCGGGCCTTGGATAGTACCGCTGCGTTCAGTATCGCCAACACTACGGGCGTGGTGTCAATTGATGACACCAAGTTTACGTTGCAAGACAACACGGACAACACGAAAAAAGCGTTGTTTGAGTTATCTGGCATCACGACGGCTACTACGCGCACGTATACGCTGCCAAACGTCACAGGTACGCTGGCTACTATCAGTACGTTGACGCAGACGTTTTCGGGGACTACCACGTTCTCGGCAGCGACCGTAACCGTGGGCTCTTCTACCAACACGGCGACGTATGGTTTAGGTACGGGGGCAACCGGTTCCGGTAACACTAAAACAGTCAACATCGGTACGGCGGGTGTTTCCGGATCGACCACTACCATTAACATCGGGTCTGCCGTATCTAGTTCTACGACCAACGCTACGGCCAATGGTACGTGGACTTATTCAGGTAGTGTTGGTGTTGGTGTAACGCCGAGCACGTACAAGTTTGATGTTGCAGGCGTGGCCAACGCCACGACAGTTCGCGCCAGCAACGGCATCGTGGTTAACAGCCAGACGGTGAGTGCTGATTACACGATTGCCTCAGGTGACAATGGTGGATCGTTTGGTCCCGTGACTGTGGCTTCTGGCATCACGGTGACGGTGTCGTCCGGGTCTGTTTGGACGGTTGTCTGATGTTTGGCTTTTACGCGTTCTCCACTACCGCTTTCTCCGCGCTGGCAGGGAACGTGTTTGCGGCTGCGGTTATTGAGTCCGCTAGGGGTAGTGATGCGGTTTTGGCAGGAGCAGTTGTAAAGTCCGCTGTGGCGGAGACTGCTACCGGAGCAGACACGGTTGTGTCGAAGGTGTCTGTTTTAAGTTCTGTCTCTGAGTCTGCAAGAGGCACGGATACGATTTCGGCTGCGGCAACTTTCCCAGCACGCGTGACTGAATCTGTTCGAGGCAGCGAGACAAACAGCGCCGCTGTAAACTTTGCGGTTAGTTTTGCGGATACTGTTCGGGGATCGGACACGGTTTCTTCCGTGCCAATCTATTCTGCGCAGATTGCTGAGACGGCCACCGGGTTGGATGTGACCGCTGCGAGTTTCACGTATTTGGGTTTTATCAACGAAACTACGCGGGCGTCAACGACGGAACAGTCGCGGTTGATTACTGGCGCAAGGGTTGTTGAATCTGCTGCTGGTAGGGACACGGTTTCTTCTGTTCCGAACTACTATACGTCTATCAGCGAGTCCGCATCCGCGCAAGATGCGCTGGCTGTGATCGCGACGTTTGCTGCCCTGATCCAAGAGAACGTGAATGCGGCGGACCAGATCATGGCCCGCCTGAAATGGGAATTGATTGTGGACGCGCAGACTGCCGAGTGGACAGTTATTAATGACACGGGGCCGTCTTCGTGGGAGAATGTCCCGACTTCGGCTGACGCTGGCTGGCGCAATATCGACACGAAGGAGCCTTAAATGCCATCCGCATATACCTCGCTGCTCGGGTTCGTGCAGCCCGTCACCGGGGAGCTAACCAATACTTGGGGCAACACGGTCAACAATCAGTTAACCCAACTGATTGAGGATTCCATCGCTTCTACATCTACCGCAAGCGTGACTGCGGGCAACTGGACTTTGTCCACCACTGCGGGTGGTGCAGCCAACGAAGCTCGCACAGCCATCCTGATTGTCACGGGCACGCCGGGAACTGCGCGTAGCATCATCGCCCCCAAGTCCAGCAAGACCTACGTTGTCATCAACAACAGCGACAGCAACGTGTCGCTTATTGGTGGCCCGGTGTCGCCGACGACCGGTATCGCAGTTCCTCCGGGTGGTTCCGTGTTGGCTGCGTGGGACTCTGATGTTGGCGATTTTGTTAAGGTCGCTGGCGGTGGTGGCGGTGCCACGGGCGGCGGTGCCAACCAAGTGTTTTTTGAAAACGACCAGACGGTGACCAACGACTACACGATCCCCGGCAACAAGAACGCCGGTACGTTTGGCCCGATTACGATTGACAGCGGCATCACGGTGACGGTCTCGTCCGGCGCGGTGTGGACTGTGGTTTAAGGAAGGAATAAAAATGCCTGTAACCATCGGCGGCAGCGGCACCCTCAGTGGTAGCCGCGTCACAGCTTCTAACGCAGTCCTCGGGGCGGTCACTACGCTTGCCGACGCCTCGACCATCACTGCTGACTTCACTCTCGGGAACAACTTCGTTGTGACTCTGGGCGGCAACCGCACGCTGGGCGCTCCTACGAGTCCCGTGGCAGGCCAAGGCGGGGTGATCACCATCCAACAAGATGCCACCGGTGGCCGCACGCTGGCGTTCAACAGCATTTGGAAGTTCCCCAACGGGGTTGTTCCGGCGCTCACCACGACTGCCAGCGCGACTGATGTGCTGGTGTACTCTGTGGACACCGCCTCGCGCATTACCTGCCAACTTCTGTCGGATGTGAAATGAGCTTGATCAATACCCCACTGTTGATGACCGGTGGCGGTTACGAGATCACCCGCTCTGTGCGGCTTCGCGCCAGCGCCACAGCTAATTTTCAGCGAACGTTTGTCACTGGAAATCGCAAGACTTGGACTTGGAGTGGATGGGTCAAGCGCGGTCTGCTTGCAAACCGACAAGGTCTTTTCAGTGCTGGGTTAATTAGTGGAACCTTTCACTATCACACCATTCATTTTGACTCAAATGACAAGCTCAACGTGGTGTTCTATCCGGACACAACGAGCACGACGCTCATCACGACCCAGGTATTCCGTGATCCGTCGGCTTGGTATCACTTGGTCGTCGCCTTTGACACCACGCAAGCCACGGCAGCAAATCGCGTCAAGGTTTATGTAAATGGCTCTCAGGTCACCGCCTTTGACACGGCCAGCTACAGCGCACAGAACACGGACGGCTATATCAATAGCACGACCTACAATTCCGGCATCCACTACATTGGTCGTTTCACGCCGTCAGAAACTGCTTACTTCGACGGCTACCTCACCGAGATCAATTTCATCGACGGCCAAGCCCTGACGCCTAGCAGCTTTGGTTTCATTGATCCTTCTACGGGTGTATGGGGCCCCAGGAAGTACACCGGCACCTACGGCACGACCGGCTTTTACGTCAACTTCTCCGACAACAGCGCGGCTACGGCCACGACTATCGGCAAGGACTACTCGGGCAACGGCAACAACTGGACGCCCAACAACATCAGCGTCACCGCAGGGGCCACCTACGACTCGATGATTGATGTGCCGACGAACTGGGCTGATGGCGGGAATGGGCGGGGAAATTACTGTGTTCTAAATCCGCTGTCCACGCCACAGTTCACGGTTTCCAACGCAAACTTAAATTGGTCGATTACTTCTTCGGCGAGCAACGCGCTGTATTTGCGGTCTACTTTGGCCATGTCCAGCGGGAAGTGGTATTGGGAGGTCACTCCCACTGATGTAGGGGCTGGCCCAAACTTGTACATCGGCATTCAGGATGCAACGTACAGCCCAAACTCTTCCACAACCGACAACGTCACTAGCGGTTACGCCTACAAGTTTGACGGCAACAAGGTCACGGGCGCAACCTCGACCGCTTATGGCTCCTCGTGGACAAACAACGATGTGATCGGCGTGGCGCTGGACATGGACGGCGGCACCATCACTTTCTACAAGAACAACACCAGCCAAGGCGTTGCGTTTTCGAGCCTGTCTGGAAGTTACTTGCCGCTCATCATGCACAACGTCGGCGGTACATCACGCACGACTGCGGGCAACGTCAACTTCGGCCAGCGCCCCTTCACCTACACCCCGCCCACCGGCTTCAAAGCGCTGAACACGCAGAACCTGCCGCAGCCCACCATCCCGAATGGTGCGAGCTACATGGCAGCGACGACGTATACGGGAACAGGGGCGGCGCAGACAATCAGCAACGCGGTGAATGGCGTTTCGTTCCAGCCGGACTTTGTTTGGGCCAAGGCAATAAGTTCCGCCGAGAGTCATCGGCTGCAAGACTCTGTTCGTGGCGCGACGTTGTCACTGTATTCCAATCTGCCAAACGCGGAGACTACAGAAGCGCAATCAATTACCGCTTTTGGCGGCAGCGGTTTTACGCTTGGTACAGGCGCGCCAAATACTAGCGCTCTGACCTACGTTGCGTGGCAGTGGAAAGCAGGCGGCACCCCAGCAGTCACCAACACCTCCGGCTCCATCAGCAGTACGGTGTCTGCGAGTACGACGGCTGGGTTTAGTGTGGTGACCGCATCTGCTTCAGGAACGTCGCCTGTGACCGTTGGTCATGGACTTGGCGCTGCGCCCCGTCTGATTATTGGCAAGGTGCGGGATGTTGCTGGAACCAACTGGTATGTGTACAGCGCAAGTATTGTTGCGACTGATTATTTGGTCTTGAACAGCACCGCTGCAAAGGCAACAAGCTCAAACATTTGGGATGTGGCCCCCACATCGACTGTATTCACGGTGGGTAATCCGCAAAACGGTTGGGCCGCAGGAAATGCGGGCAGCAAGCTGTACGTTTTTTATTGCTTCTCCGCAATCTCCGGCTACTCTGACTTTGGCATCTACACCGGCAACGGCAGCGCGAATGGTCCGTTTGTGTACACGGGGTTCAGACCGAGGTATGTTTTTGTAAAATCAACCAGCGCCGTCGGCAACTGGGTTCTTCACGATACTGCGCGGGAGCCGTACAACCTTGCTACAACAGCGTTGTATCCAAACCTATCGAACGCAGAAACAACCAATGCGAATCAGGCGATTGACATACTGTCCAACGGATTCAAACTGCGCGGAACCTCCGGCGATGTCAACACCAACGGCGCAACCTACATCTACGCGGCCTTCGCCGAAAACCCATTCAAGTACGCTCTCGCGAGGTAACTCATGTTCATGCTAAACGGCTCCCCTCTCAGCCCCGACACGGCGTTCGTAACGTCGGATGGGACTCAGTACCCCAACAACTGGCTGCGCCTTGCAAGCCCTGAAGAACGCGCCGCGATTGGCATCACTGAGGTGGCTGACGCCGCCCCGCATGATGGGCGCTTTTACTGGGCACCGGGCATCCCCAAGGCTCTGGACGATGTGCTTGCCACGAAGGAAGACGGCTCGCCGCTGTGGGTGCAAGTCTACGACGCGGCCACGCAGAGCATGGTCGATACTGACAAGCAGGTGCTTCAGCTTGGCTTGAAGTCGCAGTGGATCGCCCAGGTCAAGCAAACCGCAGCGTCCCTGCTGGCTGCGACCGACTGGAAGGTGACTCGTGCTGCGGAAGGCGTCAAACCCGTGGACAATGAGACTCTGGCGGCTCGCGCTGCCATCCGTGCGGCATCGGATACGAACGAGGCAGCTATTGCAGCTTGCACGACTGTGGACGAGCTGGCCGCACTGCAAATGAACTGGCCCCAAGGAGCACAAGCATGAGCTTAGTCAAAGTATCTGGAAACGCCAGCGGCACTGGCATCTTCACGATTGCCTCGCCCAACAGCAACACTGATCGCACGCTGACGCTGCCGGATGCGACGGGGACAGCGGTGTTGGACACCGCTACGCAGACGCTGACGAATAAGACATTGGGTTCCGGTCTCGTCATGAGCGTAAGCGCTATTACGGCGGGCACCGCTGTCGCTTCGACCTCTGGTACCAGCATCGACTTCACCGGCATCCCGTCGTGGGTCAAGCGCATCACGGTGGCTATGCAGACCGTAAGCACCAACGGTTCATCTAATTATTTAATTCGTATAGGAAATACTACCGTTACAAGCTCTGGGTATGCGTCTGTAATGAACTACGTTAACCCCGGCGCAAACTCTTGTACCGGCAGCGCTGATAGCACTGGGTTTTTGCTTACTAAAGACATTAACTCAGGAACTGCTTTTACTGCAATTGCAACTATTGTTTTGCAAACATCTGGTTTCTACGTTTCCACGTTTGTTGGGAACAATGGCGTAAACGGTGCGGGCTTCTTCGGTTCTGGGCTTTTAAATCTTGGGTCAACTCTCGACCGCGTCCGCATCACCACAGTCAACGGCACCGACACGTTCGATGCTGGTTCCATCAACATTCTGTACGAGTAAGAGGGCATCATGGAACGTATTGTTGTAGACCTACAAGCGGGCACCATAACGGTTGTGCCTCTTACTCAAGAAGAGATCGCGCAGGCCCAGGCCCAGAAAGCTGCATGGGACGCCGAACAGGCTGCCATTGTGAAAACGCCAACTTTGGAAGAAATCGTGGCTCAACTACAAGCTGAAATTAATTTGCTCAAGGGGGCAGCATGAGTCTCGTAAAAGCCAACACCTTCCAAGACGCTACCGGTGGCAGCAACGCTGTATTCAGTGGCGTGGCCTCGCCGCCTAATAGCATGGGCTTTCGCAACCGCATCATCAACGGCGATATGCGGATCGACCAGCGTAATGCTGGGGCGAGTGTTGCCGCTGCTGGTTACACGTTGGACAGGTGGGTTGCTTTTGAAAGCACATCTGCAACATCCGTGACGGCGCAAAGATCAACAACTGCTCCTGCTGGATTTACAAACTCTTTGCTCTACACCGTGGGCACGGGGGGCAGTGCTGGTGCATCAGAGCAAGCGGTGATTCGTCAGCGGCTTGAGGGAAACAACGTCTCTGACTTGGCGTTTGGTACAGCTTCTGCACAAAGCATCACCGTCTCATTCCGAGTGCGCTCTAGCGTTACTGGCACGTATTCTGTGGCTATTCAAAACTCGGCTGGTGATCGTTCGTATGTGGCAACCTACACAGTTGACGCTGCAAACACTTGGGAAACAAAGAGCGTCACCATCCCCGGCGATACATCTGGCACTTGGTTGACGGACAGCGGCATTGGAATGGCAGCTCTTTTTGACCTTGGCAGCGGTTCTGGGTTTAACACCACTGCTGGCGCATGGGCTGCTGGAGACTTCCGTAAAGTGTCGGGGCAAGCAAACGTCATTGGCACGACAGGAGCCACCTTCTACATCACCGGCGTCCAGCTTGAAGCTGGCACTGTGGCCTCGCCGTTTGAGCGGGTGGAATATGGGGCCATGCTTCGCGCTTGTCAGCGATACTTTGCAAAGACATTCGACCAGTCTGTCGCAGTTTCTGCTTCAACCGGAAGTAGGGCTGGGTCAATCCCATTCTTCTTCTGGACGACTGCTTCTACAAACGCAGAAACAGCTTGGCAGTTACCGGCAGAAATGCGGGCTTCTCCTACCGTCACCTCTTATGCTTGGACAGGTGGTTCGGCTAACTGGGCAAACAATGCTGGCGGCACTGTGGGGATTGGAACGCTGCGCTCAGGAACCCGAAATGTTGGACTGACTGTCGGCGGCTCTGTTGGAGCGTCTGAACAGTTTTGGATTCATGCAACAGTTAGTGCGGAGCTTTAAAAATGTATCAGCTTCAAAAAGAAAATACGGGTGATTATCTGGACTGCGTCAAACGCCTTGCGGACAATGCCTTCATCCCCTTCGACCCCGCCAACACCGACTACCAGCAGTACCTCGCGTGGCTGGAGCAGGGCAACACGCCGCTGCCTGCGGATGAGTAAACATGATCGATCCGATTACCGCGTTTGCGACCGCGCAGGCTGCGGTAGCAGGCATCCAAAAAGCTATCAAACTTGGCAAGGACATCAACGGCCTTGTCGGTGAGTTCGGTAAGTTTTTTGATGCGCGGGACGTGGTCCAGAAGGCTGCGAACGATGCGGGTAAATCGGGGAAGTCTGACACGGGCCGCGCGATGGAGATCGTGATGCAAGCCAACGCCCTGCGCGAGTCGGAAGAGGCGCTCAAACATCAGTTGGTCTACGGCGGCTACCCCGAGTTGTGGGAGATGATGCTCAAGGAGCGGATGAAGATCAAGCAGGCGCGCGAGAAGCAAGAACGCGAAGCCAAGATCGCACGCAAGAAGGTAGTGGCCGAACGCCTGTTGATGGCTCAAATCGTCGGCGGTGCAATCGCAGTCATCATCATCGGCACCATCATAATCTTCATCGTTAAGCAAGCGCTGTCGTGAGCGAGGAGAAGGTTAACCCCAACAGCCTGATCGAGAAGATTCTCGGCTACGTTGATTCTCCGTTCAAACTATTCGCCATCATCTTGATGGCCGTCTTCACGTTCGTGGGGTACTTCGTTTGGCAAAACCAAGCGTTCCTGATCGGAGCGTACAAGGAGCAGCAAAAGCTCCCCAGCATCGCCGAGGACCGGGTCGAAGATGCGGCGGCGCATCTGTTCAAAAATACTGATGCGATAGTGGTGGCCATCTTTAAGGTCAACCCGATGTTTGGGACCAGAGTCTTGCACCGGGCGTATACCAAGGATGGCAGGGACAAAACCCATGAGGGGTTGGATGTCGGGCTGTTCACCGCCAACGCAGCCAATAACCGGGATGTCGTGGCGTTGATGGCAAGCGAGATTCCCTGCGGCCCGTACAAGACCGCCCAGTCCGAGATTGGGTTATGGTATATGGAGAAGGGCATGACCTTCGGCTGCCGTATCAGCGTGCCGCCCGAGCAGGGAAAATTTGTCGGCCAGATCACGGTGGGCTGGAAAGAGGAGCCGCCGGATGTGGACCAGTACCGGGTGCTTTTGCAGATCGCAGCAACCATGTTGGCAAGGAGTAAAAAGTAATGGAATGGCTCAAACAGATCGCCCCCACTATCGCCACCGCGATGGGTGGCCCGCTGGCCGGTATGGCCGTCTCAGCTATCTCCAAGGCTATTGGCGTGGACGAGAAGGATGTCGGCGACCTGATCAACAACAACAAGTTGACCGCCGACCAGATCGCCCAGGTCAAGCTAGCTGAGATCGAACTGCAAAAGCAGGCCAATGAACTCGGCCTGAACTTTGAGAAGCTGGCCGTGGATGACAGGAAGAGCGCCCGTGAGATGCAGGCCACCACCCGCTCCATCGTGCCCCCCGTGCTGGCGGCTATCGTCACTATCGGGTTCTTCGGCATCATGGTGATGATGCTGCTGGGCAAGGTGGACTCCAACAACCCCGCCATTCTGATGATGCTGGGCTCCCTCGGTACCGCATGGACCGGGATCATTGCGTACTATTTTGGTTCTAGCGCTGGCTCGCAGGCCAAGACCGACCTCCTTTCTAAAGCACCGGCAATCAAATGACCATCCTCGCCCTGACTGAGACCCTGACCAAACTCAAGATCGACCCCTCGTGGGCCGAACCTCTGGCGGAGGTCTTTCACCGCTATGAGATCAACACCCCTGAGCGGCAGGCTGCGTTCATTGGGCAATGCGCCCATGAGAGCATGAACTTCAAAACGCTGGAAGAGAACCTGAGCTACAGCGCCGAGGCCCTGATGAAGACTTGGCCAAGCCGGTTCCCGACGATGGAGATTGCCAAACAGTACGCCCGCAACCCTGAGAAGATTGCCAACAAGGTCTACGGCGGGCGCATGGGTAACGGCACCGAAGAGACCGGGGATGGCTGGCTGTACCACGGGCGCGGGCTGATTCAGCTCACCGGCAAGGACAACTACACGCTGGCGGGGGATGCCCTGAACATGGATTTCATCCATTCCCCGGACTACGTGCTGGTGCCCAAGTACGCTGCCTTGACCGCCGGGTGGTACTGGAACAAGCGGCAGCTCAACAAAGAGGCTGATGCTAAAGACTACACGGGCATGACAAAAAAGATCAACGGCGGTACCATTGGGTTGGACGACCGGATTGCGCACATCAAGCACGCGCAAGAGGTTATGACCGCTTAAAAGGGCGCACCCATGCCGCTTCAGAAAATTCTTTTCAAACCCGGAGTCAACCGCGAGAACACGCGGTACACGACCGAAGGCGGGTGGTATGAGTGCGACAAGGTTCGCTTTCGCCAAGGCACGCCTGAAAAAGTGGGCGGCTGGCAGCAGATTTCTTCTTACACCTACGAGGGTGTGTGCCGTTCGCTGTGGACTTGGGGCACCATAACCGGCGCAACAGTACTCACAGGCGTGGGCACGAACAAGAAGTTTTATATCGAAGAAGGCGGTGCGTATAACGACGTCACGCCAATTCGCGCCTACGAAGGGCCGCTGTCTAATCCGTTTGCCGTCACAACGGGCTCCACGACGATCACAGTAAGCGACAACACGCACGGCTGTCAGACGGGTGACTATGTAACGTTCCTTGGCGCGGTGGGACTGAGCACGCAGACTTTCACCCGCACCAACTCGACTGACTTTGTTCTGTCCACGGCGCTTCCTGACAACACGCCAGTCCTCCTCTCAGTTTCCGCTGGTGGCGTTCTGCCTACAGGCTTGTTGGCTGGCGTGCAGTACTTTGTGCAGGTGGTTGCAGGCACCACGATCAACTTCTCCAACGTGATTGACGGCGCGGCGATCAGTACGACTACTGCGGGGTCGGGCACGTTCTCTCTGGAGGTGAATCAAGGCATCACCTCGGCGGTGCTCAACCAGAACTTTGAAGTCACGTTTGTCAACCTCAACAGCTACACAATTCAAAGCCCCGTGGCTGCAACGGCTTACGATGTGGGCGGTGGCGGCACTTCTGTTTACGCGGCCTACGAATTTCCTACGGGCAATGAGATTGTCACGCCGATCAGTGGCTGGGGCGCGGGCGCTTGGGGTGAGGGTCCGTGGGGTATAGGCACGACTGCGTTGCAAAGTGCGCGGCTTTGGTATCAGAACAACTTTGGTGAAGACCTTGTCTACGGCTATCGGGGCGGTGTACTGTACTACTGGAACGCCAAAATTGGTGTCAACCCCGTAATTTTCACAGTCACGATTGCATCCCCCGCAGTGGTGACATACACAGGTATTGCGTTACCGGAGGGCACAGCGCTTGTGCTGGAGACCACGGGTGCGCTGCCTACGGGTTTGACGGTTGGTGTTGTGTACTACGCAGTGAACGTATCAGGCAACACGTTTAATCTGTCGGCGACTCCCGGCGGCGCTGCAATCACTACGACTGGCGTTCAAGCAGGTACACACTACGTGTCGCCTCGGGGCATCCCTGTTTCGAATCTGGCGGGTGCGTCGGACGTGCCGACGGCGGTCAACAACATGATCGTCTCGGACATAAGCCGGTTTGTGATTGCGATGGGCTGTAACCCGATTGGGCAGACTGAGATTGATCCGATGTTCATTCGCTGGACGGATCAAGAATCTTTGGTGGATTGGACCCCGGCAGCAACCAACCAAGCAGGCGGCACGCGGCTGTCTCACGGCTCTGAGATTCGCACGGGCATCCAGTCTCGACAGGAGATTTTGATATACACCGACGCAGCGTTGTATTCGCTGCAATACCTCGGGCCTCCGTATGTCTGGGGCGCACAGCTTCTGGGTGACAACATCTCTATCGCCGGGGTGAACACCGCCATCGTTGCGTCCGGTATCACGTACTGGATGGGCGTGGACAAGTTCTACATGTACTCCGGACGCGTGCAGACGCTGCGGTGCGACCTTCGCCAATACATCTACGGGGACATCAACCTTGAACAGCAGTCGCAGTTTTTTGCGGGAACCAACGAGGGCTTCAACGAAGTCTGGTGGTTCTACTGTTCATCGGGGTCCACGGCCATCGACCGCTACGTGGTCTACAACTACGCTGAGGACATCTGGTATTACGGCACGATGGCGCGCACCGCATGGGTGGACTCGGGGCTGAACCTGTATCCGGTAGCGGCGACGTATTCCGACAACCTCGTGTATCACGAGCTGGGCGTGGACGACAACACGACAGGCGTGCCCGTTGCAATTGACTCGTACATCACTTCGTCGCAGTTTGACATTGGTGATGGCCACGCGTTTGGCTTTATCTGGCGTTTGATTCCGGACGTGACGTTCCGTGGCTCGACTGCTGGCAGCCCGCAGGTGACGATGACGCTGTTGCCGCTACAAAACTCAGGCTCGGGGTACAACACTCCGCCTTCTGTCGGCGGGGTAGACAACGCCACTGTGACGCGTAGCGCTACGGTTCCTGTCGAGCAGTTCACCGGGCAGGTGTACATCCGCGTACGTGGACGCCAGATGTCGTTCAAAGTGGCGGGCAACCAGCTTGGCCTCCAGTGGCAGCTTGGCGCACCGCGTATCGACATCAAACCGGATGGCAGACGTTGACCTATGACCCTGATCGTCACCTCCACCTACGAACTTAACCGTGTCACAGCGCCGCGTTTACCAAACGCACCTACTGAGTATGAGCAGCGCTACCACGATCAGTTTGCTGACGTTTTGCGCCTGTACTTCAACCGGCTGGACAACATTCTGGGGCAACTCGTAGCTACTATGGAAACACTCCCTGTAGAAATTACCGGCACAAACCTTGATGCGTTTGGGCGGCTGCGGGTCAGCAACCCGTTCACGCTGTTTGACTCCTCCCACCGCTACGCCGACAACAACCTGTGGGCAAACAGCATCACGGGCACGGCAGCAGCAACGTTCAATCAGGACGAAGGCTTGGTGAACCTGACCGTTGGCACGGCCAGCGGGGACCAGATCATTCGCGAGACCATCAAGGTGTTCTCCTATCAGCCGGGTAAAAGCTTGCTGGTCATGTCCACGTTTGTCATGGGCGACGCCAAGGCGGGCCTGCGCCAGCGAGTGGGTTACTACGGGGCAGCAAACGGTATCTACTTTGAGCGGGACGGCACTACCAACTACATGGTCGAGCGCAGCAGTGTGACCGGCGTACTGACCAATACCCGTGTGGCTCAGGCTAACTGGAACCAAGACCCGCTGGATGGCACCGGCCCGTCCGGCCTGACGCTGGATTCGTCCAAGGCGCAGATTCTGTACATGGATGTGGAGTGGCTGGGTCTGGGCACGGTGCGTACCGGCTTCATCATCAACGGCCAGTTTGTCCCGGCGCATAACTTTGACCACGCCAACTTAGTTACTACGACCTACATCACCACGGCATCCTTACCCCTGCGGTATGAGATGGAGAACACGGCGGCTACGGCCAGCGCCAGCACGCTCAAACAGGTCTGCTCCACGGTGATCTCTGAGGGCGGCTACCAGCTTGCCGGGGCGCAGTTGTCTGTGGGCAACGCCATTACCGTCCCGACAACGCTGACCACAGCAGGCACCTACTATCCCGTTGTCTCTCTTCGCCTCAAAAGCACCCGGCTGGATGCCATTGCCATCCTGACCGCTTTGTCAATCCTTGGTATTACCAACAACGCCAACTACAACTGGCGGGTGGTGGCGGGGGGCACGACGACGGCGGGCACTTGGGTGAGCGCGGGCACAAACTCCAGCGTGGAGTACAACCTCACCGGAACGGCCTTCACTACCGGCACTGGGCGGGTTTTGGCGTCGGGCTTCTTCCAAGGCTCAAACCAAGGCTCCACAGCGGTGGACATCCTGAAACAGGCGCTATTTGCCTTCCAGTTGGAGCGTGAGCCATTCACGGCCACACCCTACGAACTGTCGCTTATCTGCGCTGGAGGCTCAAACGGTCATCAAGTGTTGGCCTCCCTTGATTGGGAAGAGATCAGCCGTTGATGGATTAAACCCCACATGTTAGACTCAATTAACCCCCATTCCGTGAGGCCCCAATGAGCCTGCAAATTGCCGCGCAACATCTCGCATCTAAGGGCCGTGGTCCGGACACCATGCTTGTCCACATGACTCCGGGCGAAGTTAAAAGTCTTCAAACTTTGGCTCGTGCGCATGGCGGCACGCTGACTACCAATCCGGATACCGGCCTGCCTGAAGCTGGGTTTTTAAGAGCAATTCTCCCCATCGTTGCAGGCGCAGCGCTTGGCCCTGCGGGCTTCGGTTTGACCGCTATGCAGGCGGGTCTTGCAACTGCCGCTTTGGGAACGATGGCTACCGGCAGTCTCAAACAAGGTTTGATGGCGGGCCTCGGCGCATACGGTGGCGCAGGTATTGGCAGTGTGGTGAGCGGTGCTGGCGCTGGCGCTGCTTCCAATATGGCTGCCGCAGAAGCCGCAGCGGCGGGCGACCTTGCTGCGCAACAAGCAGTTGTCCCGTCTGGTATTCCCGCAGCGCCTGTTACTCCAGTGGCTCCGCCTGTTGTAACTCCCAGTGTTTCTCCGCCTCCGGCATATCTAGAAGGCGCGGTTGACCCGTTTGGTGGTTTCCCTTCGTCGCGGGTTTCCATACCTTCTACCGGCGCAACTACTGTTGATCCGTATGGTGGCTTCCCCGGGGGAACTACATCTGCCGCCGCTGCGCCCGCTGCGCCCGCCGCTTCTACTCCGTACTATCCTGAAAATGTTGGTGGCGAGTACATGCGCCCCACTGGCCCAAGCTACGAGCAAATGCGCGCGGCGGGTTTCTCTGACGCACAAATCTCGCAGGACGCACGAGAGTACGCGGCCAACATGAAGGGCACGGCACAAGACCCGTTCTCTCCGGCCACGCGTGAAGCGATGTCCAGCCCGATTTCGACAGGCATCAAAGCAATCGCTGACAAACCCGAACTGCTCTTCAACAGCGGCAACCTCAAGTACGGCGCGGCTGCACTTGGCTCCATGATGTTCCAAGAACCCAAAAAAGGCTCCGGCTATCAAGGCAGCGGTCCCAACCCGTTCCAGTACGAGTACAACCCCAACGCGCAGACCTACGCCTCAATGC